GCGTGGACCGTGCGCCCCACTGAGGCGATCGACGACAACCCAGTCGTAGCGTTCGTGGTCGTGTACTGGCCGACGCCCTCAACGGGTGCGACGGTGAGACCGTTCATGATGAACCGCCACCAGTTCGGCGCCCCCCACACGTCGTTGGCCACAAACCTGTTGGCGGCGACGATGCCCAGCTTCAGATCCCCGACAGCGAAGGTCCACTCCACAGCCCGGTCGGACGGGTTCACATACGGCCCGGACCTGAACGCACCATCCCAGTCGCACCAGATCCCGCGGTAGCCGATCGCGGCCAGGAGGTCATTGACGACCTTCATCCAGGTCGGGGACTCGCTCGAGGTCTGCGGCCAGGTCATCACGCTCGCCAGCGTCTTGGCCGACGCGGTGCTATCCAGCAGGACAGGCGCGCTGACGCCAGCGGCGGTCAGTACGCCCTGGACAGCGGCCAGCACGTTCGCGCCGGCTGCGACGGTGTAGGAGTCTCCGATGTTGTCCTGCAACAGGTGCAGCTGGTCGAACCCGGTCACGGCATACGACTGCGGGGTCTCACCCAAAGCGGTGTCTGGAGTCGTCAGCAGGTAAACGCCCAGATTGAAACGACACTCGGCCACGGCGGCGGTTGCGGACGACAGAACCATGTACGGGCGGACCCTGTCCTTGCCCCACGCCAGCGCGCGGCTGATAGTCAACTCGCAGGTGCCGTGAACGTTGGCGTAGTTGTCTCGAGACACCTTCCCACCGGACACGTCGTCGCTGATGTCCTCCACCAAGGCGAGGGCCACGTCCAACAGCTCGGCGCCGAAGTCCACCTCGAGGTCGGGGGCGGTCAGCAGCGCCCGGACCTGTGCGTCGGTGAACGCGTCACGCGGGGCAGCGGTCAGAGGCTGCATGCTAGACCGCGTCCGAGTAGTCGACATCGAGCCACGTCAACGACACATCGAAGATCGGCAACGACGGCGCCGAATGCACAGTGGAGGGCTGGATGCCAGCGAACGTGCCCCAGCGGCGCCACCCTTGCCCGTCACGCAGCAGCAGGAGGCGCCCGGTCCAGTCTCGCAGGATCTCCAGGTCGGTGTCGGACACAGAGCGCAAGGTCAGCGGGGTCGTCCGCTCACGCCGCGGCGTGCTGATGATCCGGCGCCGGCCACCCGCGTAGGAGCGGACCTGGACGTCGCGTTGGTCGGTTTCGGTGCGATCTGTCTTGAGGAACTTCACGCTCGTGCCTGTGGCGACGTCGGTGATCCACGTCCCGACGAACGCCACCTCAATGGTGCTCATTACGCGCCCACCATCTGTCGTTGCATCGTCTGGATCGTCCGTGCCTGCCGCTCGAGCTCAGCACCGATCCGATCACCCAATGCTTGGATGTCGGCGGACGTCGCACCGTCGCCAGCAGGACTGCTACCAGAGACGGGGCCTCCGCCCGCGAACCCCTGCGTGCCGTCGTTGATCGCATTCACCAACGCCTTATTCCGCGCATACGCCGAGGCCTTGACCACGAACTCGTCGGTGCTGACTCTGGCGATCGGTGTGCCGTTGGCGTCGACACCCATGATGGAGTCGGACGTGGGCGTGCCGGGCCCGGTGAGCAAACCCCCGCCGGCACGGCCGATAAGCCCGCCGGTGGCACTGCCGGGCGGGCCGTTGGCGGCACGCTTGTTGAGGCTGTTGATCGCACTGACAGCAGCAGCCATGCCCATGACCTTGATACCGACAGTCCAAATCTGCTGAGGCATGGCCAGCGACTTCTTGAGCGCCGCGACCTTCGCCAACGCTGCGGCCGTGGCCACGTCCAGCTTCGTCGGTGGGACGCTCTTGGGGATGTGCAGCAGCTTGTCGATGTACGCCGTCACAGCGGCACGGTCCACGCCGTGAGCGACAGCGTTGTCGATGATCTGCTGGCGCATCTTGATCATCTGTTCCCGGGTCTTACCTGTCATGTTCGCCAGCCCGCCGTTGGCCTCAGCGACGTTCTGCAGGTTCGTGACCTGACCGTTGAGCTGGCCACGCAACGCCACCGACGCCGAGGACATGTCCTTGATGGACGTGGTGGTGAAGGTGATCTTCTTGCCGGTGGCGTTGACGTGGTCGCCCATGTTGACCAGGGATGAGTCGAACGAGTTCTGCGCGCTCGCTGCGCTGATGGCCTTGCCGTTGAGCAGATCCAGGCCCGTCTTCAAGATCCCTGCGGCGTCGTTCTCCACATACATTTTCGCGGCGGCGTTCGCGGCAGCGACAGCGGCCGTCTCCTGCCCCGCAGTGGCGAGCACCAACGCCGCGCCCGTCGTGCCAACCTTGACCGCAAGCGCCTGCTGCGCGGCCGCATGCGCGTCCGTAGCGACAGTGCTCGCTGCCGTTGCGGCAGTGGTGAGGTGGTACTGCCCCTCCGAGAGACCAAGAGTTCGGGTGCCTTCCTGGATGACATCCTTGACCTTGTGGTAGGCGGCGATCTGCGCGACTTGCTCATTTGTGAGATGGGTGACACCAACAGTCAGGCCCTTATAGGACGCGTCGAGACTGGCGTTCAGCGCCGCGGTCCCACCATTGGCCACGCCAAGCCCGAGCGAGGCATCCGTGAGAGCCACAAGATTCAGGTGGAGCAGTTGCCCCGCAGCCAAAGTGCCGTCCTTGGCGAGCTTGTTCCTCTGTTCGGCCACTGTGTCGGCTTCGATGACTCCGTGGCCCCGGATCAGCGCGTCAGTCAGGTCGTTGGTGGCCTGGCTGTCCTGCCGCACGGCCTCCGCATGAGCCGAGTACAACAGAGTCGCGACGGTAAGGATCGCGCCGATGACCCCGGCCGCGATGTTTAGTGCACGCACACCGGTAGCGGCGGTCTCCGCTGAGAAGCCAACCTGCTGCAGCGTCTTGCCGAACCCGGCCATATCGACTGACAGCATCTTGAAGGCAGAGAACCCGATGGCGACCGAGCCTGCAACGGTCGCCAGTTTGGCCAGCACGTCCACAGGTAGGGCGTTGATCAGGTCTGTGAAGGTCCGCAGGATGGTCAGTGTGCCCATGCCCATCGGGGCAAACGCGGCCACGAGACGGATGGCGGCGCCGACGATGGACTCGACAGCCTGCATCACCTGAGGAAACACCGAACGCACGTAGTCGCCGAACGTCACAACGCCAGGCCCGGACATGAGTCCAGCGAAACGGGTCGACAGCCCAAGGATGTACACGCCCGCATCGCGCGCAAGTGGTTCGAGGGCGATGAACGCCGCGACCAGCCCGGTAGTCAGCACCCCAGCGGTCTTGCCTGTGATGACGGAGAACTCACCGACGATCGTGTTCAGGACAGGCATCCGCTGCTGTAGGTCGCCCACAGCCTGCTGGAAGGGCGCCAGGGTGCCTGAGGCGGCTGTGCGACCCAACGTGGTCAGGTCGCCCTTGAGCGTGGCCAGCATCCCGCTGTAGGCCAGACCCAGCGAGGTGCCCTTCTTCATCTCCTGGACGATGCCGACAATCGCCAGAACCCCGGCCGCACCCATCGCGCCGAACCCCACAGCCAGACCGGCAGCACCAGCAGCAATAGGCACCAGCGCCGGGCCAAGCATGATGACGGCGGTCATCAGTGCACCCATACCCCGGCCGGCGTCCTGACCGGACTTGGCGAGCTTCTTGTTGCCGTCGTCGACCTTCGCCTCAGACGCGGCCACAGCGGCGAGCTTCGCCTCAGCGCCCGCCGTGTTGGCGTTGACATCGACATTGACGTTCTTACCGTCGAGCTTGTCAGCCAGGGCGGTGCCTTTGGCGATGCCCGTCTCGAAGTCGCCCATGTCCAGGCGCAGGTACCCCACCAATTCCCCGACGTTTAGGCTCACCGCTGCACCCCCTCTCGGTCAGGTTTGTTGGAAGTGCCGGCCGAGACGAGACCCCGGCACGGGGAGCATCGACCCGTCAGCCAAGGGAAGGTACTGCAGTCGGGCGTCGAGCAGGCCCAGGATGCGGACCCGCAGCCACCGCCACGACCTGGACGACATCAGCTCGGGGTCTCCGACGTCAATGCCCCGATCCTGAAGGTCGCACTCGATCAGCGCCCATTGGCCGAGGATGTCGCCCCAGGTCAGACCTTTTTGGCCTTGGGTGCTGCTTTCCGGCGGGTCGTCGATCCAGCGTGGGAGGCCCGCGGCGTTGCGGGCTTTACCAGGGTCGTCGTCCTCATTGATGCCCGGCGTGTCGCCCTGTTCGCCGGGACCCGTGCTTCCCCCGGCAGTTTCAGCCCCTCAGCCGCATCCTCACTCATCGCGAAGCGAATGAAAAGGTACTGATTCAGGCGCTGAATCCGAACCCAACTCACGTCGTCCGCGAGCATCTCGTCAAGACCAGAAACAGTGATCGGTGGATCAGCGATCAGAGATGTAGCTCCGAGGACGTCGCGGATCAGGTCCCGCTCTTGATCATCGTCCAACTCCAGTTTGGCCGCCTCCGCGCCGATGTCGGCACCGAGACGAGCCCTGGTGGCGATGTTGGCCAGTCGAGCGAGGACCAAGCCGGTCCGGGCGTTGGGTGAAGCAAACCGGTAGGTCTTCCCTGTCGGGTATTTCTCGGAGGGGATATCCACTTCGACAGAGTCGTCGCCGAGGAAACCATCCAAATCCAGTCTGGCCATCAAGTGCCTACTTTCGTATATCTCGCCCGGATGCACGTCCGGCACCGTCGCCCACCGTTCGACCTTCGGATCGTGTTGGCCTCGTCGTACAGGTGGCCGTGTTCGCAGTGGGTTCTGCCCGCGTAACGGTGCGTGCCGTGGGCGATCTTGTCGAGAGAGTTCTCTGAGTGCGTCCCGTATCGCAGGTTCGTCAGTGCGTTGTTCACGGGGTTGCCGTCGATGTGCCGGGTCTCTCGGCCTGCGGGCAGCGGACCCACGAACGCCAGCAACACGAGGAGATGCACTGCCTTCGGCAATCGAAGTGGCGCCTTGCAAAGATTGATGCCGAGGTAGGAACCTTCGGGATCGAGCGCGAGAATCCGCGGAACCGGTGTGCCCTTCCATGGATGCCACGACCTGACGCGGCCCTGGTCGGACACGTCGTACAGGCCTTCGAAGCCGGGGATCGGGAGCCAACGCTCCGGGGTATCGTTCATGTCATCCTGCTCTCTGCTGAATCAGACGAGTGGGTCAGGGACCGTCCAGAGTTTGCGCTCCGGACGGTCCCGTTTGCTGCCCTCAGCCTATCAGAATCAGACGTACAGGTAGGTCGGGCCAGTCGTGGACGGTCCGGTCGCGTTGGTCACGACGATGGCCACCGCGCCGGCGACGTGGGCGGGTGCGGTCGCGACGATCGTGTCATCGTCGACAACGCTCCAGCTGGTCGCACTGGTGGTGGCGAACTTCACGCCCGTCACTGGAACGGTCCCGGTGAACCCAGAGCCCTTGACAGTCACCAGGGTCCCGCCGGCAGCCGGGCCGGTGATCGGGGTGAACGAGTAGATCACGGGCACGGAAGCAACCGTGTCCGGGTGGGTGATGAGGGTGCGCCGGCCCTGACCGATGAGCTTGATCGACACGGCGTCGGTGTCCGACATGGCCCCACCATCGGGAGACCACTCGACACCGGCAGTGCCCTGGTACGCCTCGACGCGGGGGCCACCCGGCTCCATCTCGTAGAACCGGACCTCGATGCTGTTCAGCAGCCCGAGCTCCTCCGCGCGCGCGCGCAGAGCCTCCTGGCCGGGGTCGTAGGTGGTGGGGTCGGACGCCGTCGACTTGCGCTCAACCTTGAAGTCGCATCCCCACGTGCGGGCGGTGGCGGTGCTGCTCATGTCACCGGCGGAGTCGAAGTCGGAGGTGTCCTTCCACGTCGGGGCAAGGTTCGGCTTGAAGGACGTGACACCGAACACGCCGGTCCAGGTGGGGGCGTCCGTGGTGCCGGTGTTGACGTCGAGGTACCACTTTCGGACGGTGGTTGCCGCACCGAGCTGAACCTTCGTTGTTGCAGGGGACATGATGTTTCTCCTTCGTGCGGGTGTTGCAGGGGGTGGACTGGTTACGAACGGTTGGTGCTGGGTCGATGAACGGTCGCGTAGTAGTTGCTCGAGCGACCCCAACGGTTGTTGGCGTCCTGCCCCATGGATGTCCCGGAGCGGCGGAACATGGACACGATGTGGACGCCGCCGGTCAGGTTCACGCCTTCGAGACCGTGGAGGGCGTCGAAGATGCTCCCGTCGAGGTCTTTGACGGGGCGGGGGTCTTGGCCGCCCCACCGGGTGCGGACCTGCACGCCGATCACAGAGTCGGACAGGGTCGGGTCGTCGGAGACCACGTAGTCGGTCAGGGTGATGACCCGGTCCGGGGACTGAGGGACGGTGTCCATGACGATGCCGGTTTCGGCGGCGGTGTAAACGCCGGTGTCGCGCCATGTTCCGAGACTCGCGGTGGCCAGGAGCTGGGCAATGCCGGTCAGCAAATCTGATTCAAACCCCATCGCGGCACCTCCGGGACTAGGCGAGCAGGCGAGCGCCCTTCCGCTGATTGCAGAGGGCGTGAGTGGGTTTCAGGTTTCCTGCGGTATGCGAGCCGCCTTTGGACAAAGGACGGACATGGTCGAAATGCAAGTCAGTCAGCGACTCGATGGGCTTCTCGCAGAGGTAACACCACATGCCGTCACGCTCAAGGATCGCGGAGAGGTCGACCCGCTCGGTCTCGGTCTCGCGCATCATGACGCGGCGACGGCCGCTCTTCTCACGACCACGATCACGCTCTCTGGCGACCCTCTCCGGGTCCTGCATCATCGCGTCGTAATTGGCCTTCATGAGCGCCTGTGCGTGATCCCAGTTGGCCTCGTGCCATGCCGCAGACCAGGCCGCTTGTCGCTCAGGATGCCGACGACGGAAGTTCTCCGCGTCCACCTTCACCTTGTCCGGGTTGGCTGCTCGGTACTTGCGAACAGTGGCACGCCGTGCCTCTGGGTTGGCTGCGAAGTAAGCCTTCTCGCGGGCCGTGATCGCCTCACGGTTCGCCTCGCCGTAGACCTTGGCGTAGTCGAGCACGTGCTGCCGATTTCGTACGTACCAGTCTCTGCGGTAGTGAGGCTTGCACATTCCGCGGGCCCAGTGCTTCCGCTCGCATCCCTCGACGGTGCAGGTAGCCTTAGCCATATCGACCCTTCCCGGTCGGTCACGCCCCGGGTCAGTTAGCGCTGGCGCCGGGGTCTTGTGCTCATTCTACCCGGTTTCGATTCCCGATCACGTCCCCAACACGGCCCGAATCTCATCGGCAATGATCTGTTTGACGACATCGGCCTCGGAATTGAGCGGCCCTTCGAGGTACTTGGCCGTCCGACCTTGCGCGTGCTTGAAGTCGAGCGATTCATGTTGGTTTACAGCGTAAACAGTATCGAATGAGACAGCAGCTTTCAGGCTGTCCTCGTCAACGCTGGCAACCCCAGATCTGGACAACGTGCCCTCCTCCAGAGGCACAACAAGTTGCGCTACTTGGAGGATGTGTTCGGCACCAAGTTCCAGCCCACGGGCGCCTGCCGCCTTGACCTCGGTGTTGCTGGGGAGGTTGAGGCCCATCAGTCCTCCCGGTCGCAGCGGTCACAGCGTCTGACTGTGCCGAACAGGTGGGGCCCGTCGTCGGCCAGCCGGTAGAGGCTGACCTCGAAGCCGGCTGAGGTCATGCACCGGTTGCACCACAGGTGCAGGCGTGGCGTCCCAGGGACGAGGGTGATGACCACGACGACAGTGCGAGAGGCCATCAGGTGACCGTCACTGACACGTAGACGATCCGGCCGCGCATCGTGTTCGGTTTGACCCCGATGACCTTCGCGAGCCGCCCTGCGATGGTGACCGCGGATTCGGGGGCGAACAGGGTTGCGACGTCTAGGAGTTCGCCGGTGGCTTCGTCGCGGGGCTGCGGGTGGACAGCAAAGGTGGCTTCGGATACGACTTCGTCGCCGGCGGGGTTGCGGACCAGGCGGCGGGTCTGGTCGACGTTCACCTTGACCGTGACAGAGGCCGCGAAGATGGGCCCGTAGGCGCCCTCCCCCGAGTAGGTTTCGACGGACACCAGGTCTTTCAGGAGGGATCGGCGGATCTTCATGGCAGCCTCCGATCAGTCGCTCAGCAGATACGCGGACAGGTCTGGGTTGTCGAGCAACACGGACAGCATCGGCCCTGCCATTGCGGCGACAGCAAACTCCTCGACGGTCAGGCCGCCCACGCGGTCGCGGGCTTCATAGACGACGTCGGCATAGGTATTGACGCAGGCTCCGGAGTGGCGCAGGGCGCAGTGCAGCAGTTCGTGGAGCAGGCTGACGCGGTTCGCGTCGTCCGCGCGGTCGGGGTTCAGGCCGATGATCAGTTTGTCGTGGTCGGAGAACGCGAGCCACTCGCCTTCTCCACGTGAGTTGGCACTGTCAGACGCGGCTTTGACCTCTGCCGTGTCCATGATGATCCGGTAGGTGACGGCGCCGACGCGGACCGAGGCCGGTATATTTCCTGGTATATTTTCGGCCCGTTTCTTGGGTGTCACCAGGACACCGGTTGGCCGTCACGCAAACCGGCGTTGACCAGGATCCGGTGCGCCCTGGGTGCCAGGTAGGTGGGGGACACGCGACCGCCGCTCACAACTCCCGAACCGCCGTACTGGATCTGCATCCCGGCCAGGCTGATGCCTTGGACGGGTCCGAGGATGTCGTCTTCCTCGTCGCCGGTCTCCCAGAACTCGACCTGCGCACACGTCGCGTCCGCCAACACCTGGATGACGGCGGCTTCAGTGGGTGCCCCGGTGACGGCGTCGACGTCGTAGATCGCGGTCCGCAGGGCCTGGTCGATGACTTCCGACGCGCGGACGAGCAGCCGGGCAGCATCGGGCGGGGCGAGACCCCAGGGTGCTGCTGCGAGCTGCTCGACCGTCGCGTAGGTGGTCATCGGCGCGGTCAGGCCTTCTCAGCCTTGGGCGCAGTCTGCACGCCGCCCTTGAGGCCCTTGGCGTCGCCGATGTCATCAGCGTTCGGACGCTGCGGCACCTCGCCCTGGTGGGGCTGGTACCCGGGCCCGCCGAGGCGGTCGCGGTAGTCCCCACGCTTGGGACCCTCGCCCAGCGCGTCCTCGGGACCTTGGGGCTCCGAGGGGTCGCCGGGCAGCATCGGGACACCCAGGTCGAGGGCGTCGTCGCGGGTCGTGACCCCGCCTTCCGAGTGGGACAGCTTGTCGTTCTGGGCTTTCGACGCGACACCTTCGACGGGCTTCTTCTTGGCATCCATTGTTCGTTCTCCTTCTTGGGCGAGTACGGGTGATGATGACTACTTGGCAGCGGAGACGATCTCCGTGGTGCCCTTGTCGAGGTTGTGCTCGACCGTCACGACCGTGCCATCGGGCCGCACAGCCTCGTACCGCTCGAGGCGGTCCTTCGGGGCCT